TGAACGGGTACTTAGAACAGAAAGCACTGTCTTCTGTCAGTTTGCTTGCTGTCCCTCAGATCAAAAAAGCCAATGAACGTCCTGACGTCATGGAAGATCTGATTGCTATCAGTAACCTTCAATACTTCTTCAAACAGATCGACGGCTTCTACGAAGGCGCCAAAGATCCGGTTCTTAGTGACCAGGAAGAAGCTGAGCTCGAAGCAGCAGATAACCAATAATAACCACCAGTACTAGAGGATAATAATAATGGCCGAGAATGAGCTGACTGAAGAAGATGTTTTCAACGACGATAAAGACCCGTTAGAGGCTATTCGTGAAATTCGTAAATCGGAAGGCGCATCTGATGAAGATGTAGAACAGATTGAGTCGTCTCTCGAAGAGAACGATACTTCTGAAGCAGCCTCGGCTGATAATAATCCTGACGGAGATAATGATGACCTGGGAGAACTTGATCCAGGTCAAGAAACGGATGACAAAGGAGAGTCCCAAGATGGGGCTGATAACACCCAGGATGGGGATGATGACACTGGTATCGACGACAAAGGTGAACAACCTGCAGGCGACGATACTGCCGATCCTAACAAAGACGCAGGAGACGATGATGGCGAAGAAGGGGTGCAGCAAGCCGAAACCGAAACCACGGTAGGTGAAACACGCAAGTTCAAGGCCAATGGCCAAGAATTTGAATTTACTGAAAAAGAGATCATGGAACAGTTCGAAACTATATTCGGACAGGCCATGAACTACACACAAAAGATGCAGAAGATCGCTCCATATCGTAAGATGATCTCTGCTCTCGAGCAAGAAGGCCTGTCCCAGGAACAGCTCAATATCGCTATCGATGCATTGAAAGGCGATAAAGGTGCCCTGGCTAAGATCATCAAAGCTCACGATATCGAGTCAATGGATCTCGATGAAGCTGATACGGAAACTAATCCATATCAACCAAATGATTATGGAAAAGACGAAACAGCTTTGAATATTGAAGAAGTTTCGCATAGAATAAAGGGAGATGAAGAATACAAGATCACGGTAGACGTGATAGGGAATCAATGGGATGATTCTTCACGTAATGCATTTGCTAATAACCCACAATTAATTTTGGGATTGCACAATGACATAAAAACCGGAACATATGATAAAGTCGCTCCTTTAGCGATGAAAATGAAAGTGCTCGATGGAAGTGATAAATCGGACATTGAATACTATATGCTTGCAGGTGAGCAGTTAAGAACCGAAGATAACGCGCAAACGCAACAGCAACAGCAGAGTGCGGAGCAACAGACTACGGATCTCAACCAGCAAACACAAGCTGAGGTAGACAAGAACGAGGCAGCATCATCAGTAGCTCAGAGAAAGCGTTCAGCATCCTCTACAAGAACAAGAGCTGATCGTCAAGGTGTCATCGACTACCTCGATGACGACGATGAAAAATTTGACACATGGTACGACAACCTGATGTCAAAAAATTGATGAGGTGATCAACTATGGTTGATAACGTATATGGTGACGCGAGTGGCCTAAGCTCGCACGGACAAAATACCATTGTCCACTACTACGACAAAGCTGGTGTTAAAGCTGCCAACGCAATGGCTGTTTACGCACAGTGGGCTGACCGTCGTTCTATGCCCCTTAAAAAGGGTAAAACTTACAAGGTATCGAAGTGGCTTCACATCTATGATCGTGAAGTAACAGATCCTGAGTTCGCTGCGAAAGGTTACTTAACCGCTCGTAACATCGTTGATGTATCTGACGGCTTGGAAAATGACGCTGCCCTTCCTGAAGGCGCTGGTGTACAGAACAAGCAGTCAATCAAAAAGGTAACTATCGAAACTGGCTTTGCCCGTTACGGTGAGATGCTGGATTACACTGACGAAGTTGAAATGTTCTCAGAAGACATGGTACAGGTTCACTACCGCGAAGAGTTGGGCATGCTTGCCAACCAGCGTGCAGAAGACCTGATTCAGCTTGACTTGCTGACTACTACTACCGTTATGCTTCCTGGTACAGCTACTGCTCTTGAAGAGTGTGGTCAGGACACAACTGATGCTGGTGGTGTAGACGATAACGATAGCCGTATTAACTACGACATGATCCGTAAAGGCGTTCGTAAGTTGGTACGTAACCGTGCTCAGAAAAACACTTCTATCGTGACTGGTTCTACCAAGATCGATACTCGTACAATCAACAAAGCGTTCTACGCAATCATCGGTCCAGAGGTCAAGTTTGACCTTGAGAACGTGGTTCGTCGTACTGGTGCTACTGCAGCAGACAGTTCAGATTACGCTTACGTTCCAGCATACAAATACGCTGATGCCACTAACCTGGCTGAAGGTGAAGTTGGTGCTATGAACGATGTACGTTTCATCGAATCTGAAACTGCTGTTGTTTATCGTGGTGCAGGTGCTGAAATCCCTGTAGGTTATGCTGGTGAACTGGCTAACACTACTCTGACTGCTGGCACTGCAGCTGCTCTGTCTACCTTTACTGGTGGTACTTATGCAGACGGTGAGGCTCGTTTCGACGTCTTCCCTATCCTTTTCCCAACTAAAGGTAGCTTCGCTACTGTCGGTTTGAAAGGTCATGGCAAGATTAAGTTTAACAGCCAAGCTCCTTCGAAGATTGAACTGAGTAACCCATACGGTACCCAGGGCTTCTTCAGCTACAACATGTGGTACAGCGGTATCATCCTGCGTGAAGAGCGTCTGCTCAAAATGCTGGTATGTGCTTCTGAGTAAGCCATGATTGGATGGGGCTCCCATAGTGGGAGCCCTACCCATTTATAATAATCGTTAATAAACAACAGGAATAACCAATGACTGATCAAGATCGCCAAGCACTTATAGACGAGGCAAATGCTCTCGCTCTGGATTTTCCCCCAAACATCCCCACCAAGAAGCTTCAAGCTATGGTTGATGAAACTAAGGGTCCCGCAGTGAAAGAGGACGAACCGGATGAAACAGTAGACGAAACTATCGTCGATGAATCTGTTACTACTGATCCGGATCCAGCTCCAGCTCCTGCAGAGAAGGTATCTGCAGATACTACTGCTATCAGCAAATCGCTGAAAGAACGAGCTAAAACCGATAAGCGTTTAGCTAAACGTTTACGTATCAAGGAAGCAAAGGAAAAAGCTTTCAAAACCCGAATCGTAACTATTACGAATAAAGACAAACGTGAGAATGAAGTCATGACGACTGCATTCCTCAGTGTCGAGAATGAGTACTTCGGCAAATCACGAGTAGTTCCACTGGACATTCCAGTAGAGCTCGAGGTGTGTTTGATCAAGATTGCTGAAAGCACCATGATGACTCTGCACAAAGATGAGATCAAAAACGGTCAGCGTACCGGTAACAAAGTTGCTGTGCCTACCAAGAAATACATCGTTAGTTACTCGGATCTACAACCTGAGTAATCATGTATTTGCTAAACGCACCCACGACTATTCAGTGGGAGATACTTCCCACTAATAGTCCACCTGCGTTAGCAGATCTCGACTTACTGATCCTGGATCCTCTGGGGAACTCTGTTTACACAGATTCTCCGATCCTGGTCGAGAATTATATTCCCCCAACCGATACCACACCTGGTACGGTCACATACATAATCATCCCTCAATATGAAGGTCTCTGGAGGATCCGGCTTGTCGTAGGCACGTCGGCTTCATATCAGATCCTGTCAAAGGCGGAAATGTATGTATTCGATAATACAACCGTAACATCTCCGTACACCGATGAGATAGGCCGGCCAGCTCCTTACGATATCAACTTCTATCTCCAGGGTTACATTGTACCCAGTGAGATCTACGGTATCTTCGTAGCTTCCAGGACAATCTCATTGGATACTGATGCCCCGGGCTCTAAGGCGATTGCTGAAGTCCCACCATCATTCTTCGATGTTACCCTCAGCATTACGCATAATGGTACTGAAATAGGCACTATTCTGTTTGCTGTCGGTCAGGTAAATGGTGTCATCTCTTTGAACCCGCAGCTGATCAGTACCGGTGATCGTCTGCAGATAGAAGTTCAAGGTGGTGTAGTAGACGGAGACATTCGTGATATTGCCATAAATCTGGTAGGCTGCTGCACAGTAGTTCCTTGCACAGTATTATGATATGCCTATATACGTTGGTTACTCACAAAAACGTCGCACTGTTAGAGTCCTAAGTGCTGGTGAGACACAGTATCTGCTGTGTCCTCCATCAGATATTGAGCTCCTGGCAGAGCTTAGTGACGTCACAAATCTACGTAATCATGTACTGAAGTGGGAACAGATCAAGGGTCCTATCGTTCCTCTGGCATCAACTGATACACCAGCTACCAGCTTTCCATTTGCTGATACCGAAGATAAAACATTCCGGTTCCTTCTGGATCCAGGTACCAACCGTGAGCAGTACAAAGATGTAGATCTGTTTTACACGCCGACAACCGTCATGCGATCTCGAGGTGCTCAGTCTGATAAAAGTTACATCTCGGCTACGATTCCAAACTTTACCGTCGTAGATTCATTTCAGTTACCACCGTTAACCGGTGAAGTGGAAACAGATATTGAGGTTATCCCAGCTACACTAATTTCATTTGACCAGGTAACACAGAACGGCCTGTTATCCAATGAAGTAAAATTTGAGATCCTGACTGATGATAATTATGTAGTTGATCCAGAAACAGTATATAAAACTTATACAAAAGGAAATTATGAATACGCCATTACAGTACCAGATGGTGTATATAAATTCCGTTTTTACTATAATATCAATGGTGGAATTGTCAGCTTTGACTCTCCCCTGGTTGTAGCAAACTCTCGGATCGTGCCAGATGATGTTAAAATTATAAATGACGTCTATCCGGCCGTAGCTGTAAGCTCTGAAGCTAGTAATATAAAACGAGTTACAATTGCTACTCAGCTGGTAGAAATGAGTCATCAGCTAAATTGGGCAAAAGGTGTTGCTGAAGCTTCTGCTATCATCAGGTATACTAATACCACTGAAGGCCCAGATACATATCCAGATCTCGAGGTCTCACACGAACTGCTCTGGGCACAAACAAGTCAAATGAGTAATTTAACTAGGTTGG